CGAAGACGGGCCAGCAGGTTTCTGCTCGCCCCGGAAAGCGATAAGCGCATCAGCCGCAGCCTCAAGCTCCTCCTGCGTACTGCCCGTTAGCAGTGCGGAGGGGACGCCCTTAGCAGCGGCAACCTCGGCGCGGAGCTTGCCTGACTTCAGCTCGGCGTTCTCACGCTCAATAACTGAAAGCCGGTCGGCAGTCTTCTGCGCCTCGGTCTTATTCGCTTCCTCCCACTCGGCGAACTTCTGGGCTTTCACCTTCAGTTCCTCGTAGTCGGTCGGAATGTTTTTGCGCTCCCGAGCAACGCGCGCCTGGATGATCCGATCCAATTCCTCCTGCGAGGCAGGGGCCCTGAAGGTCTCATCAGCAGCGGTCTGCTCGGTGTGTTCTCCCGCGTCAGCGGTAATGTCATCAGACATAGGTGTATCCATCCGTTTAGAGCCTGTCGGCTATTTTGATAGGCCACACTTACGGCGTGCGTAACCGCTTCACGGGAGACCGTGGAAGTTATTTGATGTCAAACGCTTGACGTAGTGCCGCGGCAGTTTCCTTGCCGGTCATGCCGGGCTCACGCACGGTTGCGTACTGGTCATAAAGGTCATCCGGGTCATAGCCCGACTGCTCCTTTAGCCGCTCCATGTCGGCGCCACTCCAGACCGGCTCGGCCTCACAGTCGCACTTGGTGTGGTAGTGGTTGCCGGCGGCGGAATTCTTGGACCCGTAGACGGCGCCGCGGCTAGCGAGCATCAGGCAGAAAGCACATGTTGTTCGACCCCGCGGGATGCGCGCGTACGTCGCGCCCGCGGGGTCGCGCCTAACGTTCAGGTCAACCGTGTTCCTAGCCTGCTGGCGGACAAGCCGCTGACTCGCGTCGGTGAGCATCGTCAACGCCGCGCCAAGATCCTGCTGCTTGGCGAATGCCGGACCGATAGCCCAGCGCGTCACGGCCTCAACCTGCGCGCCCGGCAAGGGCTCCGCTAGGGTCGCGCGAAACGCCCCAGAAGCCACCGAATCGGCCCGCAACTCGTCATACCTGTCCGCAGCAAGCCCGGCAGCAGAAGCGCCATAAGTCGCCACAAGATCAGGCATGAAGTCCAGCAAAGCCGCCTGCAACTTGAACGGATCGTCAGTGCCAAGCCCGTACCAAAACGCCATCAGATCCCGCTGCGCCAACTTAGCGAGAGCCTGATTAGCCTCCCGCATCTCAGTCGCGGTAGACATCAGAGACCACTACCGCCGCTAGCATCCTCAAGCCCACTAGCCTCAGACTCCGGCAAGCGCAGCGACACAGGAACAGCGCCAGTGAACTTCAGCGACGGCAGCCCAAGTGCGGCAGCGGCAGACTCAGGCGAAACGCCCGCGCGAATAGCCACGCCTAACGCCTCGAACTTTTGCCGCAACGCAGCAGGATCCTCGCCGGTCGGTAGCACCTCAGAAGGAGCCGCCGCGCCGTTCGTCTTCGCCACATCTAGAAGCTGCTGCAACCTGTCGCCAGCACCCGCGCGCTTACGATGCTCCACAACCCGGTCAATCGTGACCTGATCAAACCCCATCATTTCCAGCGTCACATCAGCATCGGGAGGCAGCACGCCAGCCTGAACCAGCTTCGTAACCGCATCAGCCGCGGACGCCTTAGTCGGGGTGGAAGGATCCCGCCACTTCGTAGACAGAAGCTCCAGGCCCTCAGCAGAGCCCTCGGTAATCTGTACAGCCATGCGCATAACATCAACCCACGCAGCCCCGAAAGGCTCGTGAGCGGACTCGGCATCAGCGTTCAAGTCCAGGTAAGCCGTGTGCATGGCCGCATCAGACGCAGGATTGTCGTGAATGATACCCAGCGCATTGACCGGGATATTCGTAGCCCCAGAGAACTTCGCCGCGATAGTCTTCAGCATCTCCGCGTGAGGTTGCATCGACATCTGCGGGAACTGCCCCACGGTCGGCTTGTCGTCGTCCTCATTCAGCCCAAGGGCTAGGAGTTTTCCGATAGTGACTTCCCAGCCGGTGCGCTGCTCGCCATTCGGGCCAACAAAAGAACCCTCATCGGCGCCAAGAACGTAACGCTGCGGGGTGCTATAGAACTCCGCAGAAACCTCCATCCGGAGGGAAGTGCGGATAGCTTCATCCGTGATCCGGAGAACGTCCTGGCTTATCCGGGACCGCCCAAAGGGGTACTCCGGGCTGGAGTCGTAGGCCAACATCACCACGGGGCAGCGACCCATGCCGTGCTCGTTCGACTCGATAGCCCAGCGGCCATTCTCGAACCGGCCCGTAACAACCTTGTCAGACAGAAGCAGAATGAACTCGGTGGGATAGCCACCCTCAGAAGAAACAACTGACACGGCGGAACGCACGCGCCGCTTATTCGCGTCCCAAAGGGCGGTTGAGCTAGTCGGAGAGAGTGTGCGGATAACGGCCGCCGGCTCATCCTCAGCGCCAGCCATAACAGCCACAAACGACACGCCGTAAGTCAGCGCGGACATGTGCGCGTGATGAGCCTCAATCGCGAGACGGTTATCAGCCCAAATCCGGTCAATCCCGAAGTCCGCGCCATCACCACCTGGAACAGCGAACCCGCCCAGCTTGATGCGGGACGCCAAGCTCTTGACCGCCTTGTAGGGCCATCCGAGGACTGTCTCAAAGGACTGCAACTGCGGCGGGATGCTGATGCCCAGGTGACGAACCTTCTGCTTGCACTCGAAATACCGGCGCCGAGTCTCGTTGATACCAGCGACCGAACCCAACTGACGGAGCAACTCATTGAGTTCCTGGTTGTCCTCGACACTCAGGCCGGGCACCACAAGAGTGTCGATCACAAGAAACCACCTTCTACATAACGAGGGCCCCGGTGCGCACCTTGCGTGGGGGTTTAGCGAACTTCGCAACACCGAAGTGAGCGCAAGTCGCGGATAGGAGCGGGGTTAGATCGACTTCAAGAGTTTTGCGCGACCACTTCCAGCCGCCTGCATCCCCGAGGGACGCTTTCTTCGCGCCCGCGAGGGAAACGTTCAACTGCTGCTGGTTATAGTGCGAGAGGGAAGCGTCCTTGACCGCAGCGTCATAGAAGCCGCCGCACGCCTGCATAAGCTCATTGCCCGACAGGGCGAACACCTTCACGCCACGGCGCTTGAGGGCAGGCTCCAAGGACCGCGCGGGACTATACGCGTCCATCACCACCGGGATCCGCTTACCCGCGCGAGACACCAGCCACTCAATGAGCGCGTTCGTGTTCTCCGTAATCTCGCCCATCTCGGCAAGCTCCACATGCACGCCGCCATTGGACCGAAGCCCAACCGCGATAGTCGCCTTCGTCCGCTCCGGGTTCATGTCAATCCCGTAAGCCGCAACCGGAGAATCCGGCGCCATACTCACAGCAAGATCAGCCCAGACGGGAGCGTGGATTACTGAAAGCTGTTCATCAGACGCCCACATTCCCAGCCGTTCGCGCGCGAACGTCTCAGGCGACATCGCCCCGAACTCATCCTCAATCGTCGTCTGATTCAGACGAATCCCAAGAGAAGGGTTCGTAGCGGCCCACAAGTCACGGGCAGCAACATCCACATTGCCCGTTACTGACCACTCAACCCACGCCAGGCGCTTGTCCTTACCGGACACGCCCGCCGTACGCATGCGGGTGAAGACGTCGCCGTCCATATTCGGCGCCGGCGGGGTACCCAACAGGATCTGCAACGGATCACCAGACGGGGCACTAGAGATAGTCGGCAGAAGCGCAGCCTGCGCATCCTCGCCATACTCCTGCGCCTCATCACACACCAAGACATCAACCGTAAAACCACGGCCCGAGCCCTTAGAGCGCGCAATGAACTCAACCGAGCCGCCATTATGCAAGACGATGGCCTCTTGACCGTTCGTCTTGCGGATGTCTTTCACGAGCGCCGCAAGTTCCGGGTATTTGCGCTCATTCTCAAAGAACGACGCGATACGCAGGAACGCTTTACGCGCCGTCTTCACCTCATGCGCCGTATGAAGGATCTTCAGCCCAAGCTGGGCCATGAAGAACAACTCCACCATCTCCAAGATGCCGTTCTTGCCATTCTGCCGCGGAACCGTAATGCCCCAACGACCAGCAAGCCACTTACCGGACTTATCCCGGCTCATCCAAGCATTCAGGACATTCAACTGCCACGGATCCGGCTTCAGCCCGTAAGCCTCGGCAAGGAAAGCGCAATCGTCGGCATCGGACCAGCGAGACTTGGGGGAGTTGGCTACACGAGGTTCCTGGACCCCAAGAAGTGCAGCCACGTCATCACCTATCCAGTTTTCTTAGCCCTAGCCTCACGCCGCATATTCAGTTCATCCAGAGCAGTCAGCGGCTTCTCCAAAGTCGGCGCCTCAAGCTCATCAATCTGCAAAAGCACATCACTGAACTGCCGGCTAAGCGCCGCAACGTCACGCGACTGCTCCGCGGTATCAATCTCCCGCGCAAGGCGGTCACGGAGCGCCACAAGGCCAGCCAGGCGTCCCTTCGGAGCCTCCTCAAACAAGGACATGACAGCTCCTAACGTGAAATACGGAAGACGGGGGGATATTGGCCCT